TGAGCAAATTTATAGAACTTTCAGATTACGACGCGAGCATGCACCGGGACATACTGGAGGCCACCACGAGGAAGGACGACGCCATCGTGGAGATATGCGAGGACCGCGCCATCGAAGAGATGCGGTGTTACCTCTCCAAGCGCTATGACTGTGACAGGATATTCACCCAGACCGGAGACGGACGGAGCCAGCTCGTACTGATGATGGCCATAGACATAGCCATCTACCACATCGTCAGCATACACAACCCGCAGAACATAAGGGGAATCCGCAAGGAACGCTACGAGAGGGCCGTCGAATGGCTCAAGGCGGTAGCGGCCAAGGAGATATCCGTGGACGGGCTGCCACTGCTGCCCGAAAAGACAAGGGCGGCAAAATCAAATTTCCTTATCAAAAGCAACCGTAAACGTGTAAACCACTGGTAACATGAGCAAAAGACAGAAAAGGGCCGGAAAGATAACCAAAAGCGGAAACCTGCCGAGGCCCGGGCAGAAAGGACCCGCAACCATCATACTGACACAGCCCAAACGCTTCGGCATAGACATAGCGGACTATATGCTGGCCATACGGGCCTTCGAGAACGTGGATTACTCCAGAAGGTTCAGATTATACGACCTGTATGAGGACATTCTCATGGACACGCACCTGACAAGTGTCATCGAGAAACGGAAAAACGCCGTGCTCTCCTCCGTCATCGAGTTCAGACGTAACGGAAAGCCGGACAAGGCGGTAAACGAACAGATACGCTCCCCGTGGTTCCGGCGCCTCATAGGCGACATCCTGGACGCGAAATTCTGGGGGTTCACGCTCGTGCAGTTCTACCGCAAAGGGGAATGGGTAAACTACGACCGGATACCGCGCAAGCATGTGGATCCGGTGCGCAGGCTCATACTGCGCCACCAGACGGACACCACCGGAACATCCTGGGACGAATACCCCGACCTGCTCTTCATCGGGGAACCTGAAGAGCTCGGAATGCTCGCAAAGGCGGCCGTATGGGTGATATACAAGCGGAACGACGTGGCGGACTGGGCGCAGTTCGCGGAAGTGTTCGGCGCACCTATCCGGGAATACACATATCCCACGGATGACGACGAGGCACGGCAGAGGGCGCTGGCGGATGCGGAAAGTACCGGAAGCATGTCGGTATTCGTGCACGCCCAGGAAACAATGATGGAACTCAGGGAAGCGGCGAACAAGACCGGAAGCTCCGACCTGTATGACAAGCTCTGCGAACGGTGCAACAGCGAGATATCGAAACTGTTCCTCGGGAACACGCTCACCACCGAGGCATCGGACAAGGGAACACAGGCACTCGGAACCGTCCACAAGGACGTGGAGGAGAAGGTCACGCTGGCGGATCGGCAGGACATCCTGGACGTGCTCAACTACAACATGACCGACATATTCGCCATGCTCGGGATAGACACCACCGGCGGCGAGTTCTGCTACCCGGAAAAGAAAGTCATCGAACCGGAGAAGAAGATGAGCATCCTCACCCAGCTGCGTACGAACTTCGGCCTGCCGGTGGGAGACGATTATCTGTACGAGGAATTCGGGATCGAGAAGCCGGCAGACTACAACGAACTGAAAAAACGGCAGGAAGCCGGAGCGGCCGGAATACAGAAGGCGAAAGAGAAAGCGGCAACCACCGGGGAACGGGAGGATGAAGAGGAGGAGATACCGGAAACCGGCAAAGAAGCTCCCAAAGAGAAGAAAAACGCCCTTAAAAACGCGTATAACTGGCTGAAACGTTTTTTCGCGAAAGCCCCGGGGAAAGACGGGGCAGCTTTAGAGTGGTGATGAACGACCTCTACCGGTTGGAAAACAAGCAGGTGGAGAACGTGTTCTCTTTTGATGAGGAGGTATTGAAGAAAGCCCTGAAGAACATATACGGCAAGGAGTTCCATCCCATGACCGACATCGAGGAGAACCTGTTCGAGGCCACGTGGAAAACGATGAACAACGCCACCGACAAGGGGTTCGGGACACGGAAAGCCGATGATCCGGATTATGACTTCTACCGCGAAATACGTGCGAACAACGCCGTATTTGCCGCGTTCAAGGTACACCGGGCACAAAATGACATGGCGGCGCTGCTGCTGGACGAAAACGGCAATTTAAGGCCGTTTGAACAGTGGCTGAAACTTGTCATGCCCATAGCGAACCACCAGATGGTCCACTGGCTGCGTACCGAATACGACACGGCAGTCATACGGGCGCATCAGGCGGCCGACTGGAGACAGTTCGAGCGGGAGAAGGATATCCTGCCGAACCTCAAATGGATGCCCTCGACATCCGTACACCCGGGAGCGGACCACCGCGTGTTCTGGGGAACCATACGCCCCGTCGATGATCCGTTCTGGAACGAACACAGGCCGGGGGACCGGTGGAACTGCAAGTGTACGCTCTCCTCAACGGATGAAGCGCCGACAGCGGTACCGGGAAGCGGGCCGGACAACAAACCGCAACCCGGACTGGAAAACAACCCGGGAAAGGACGCAAAACTTTTCTCGGACAAGCATCCATATCAAAAGGATGCGCACCGGGGAGCAAAGAAGACAGTGGACAAACTGACACTGCGTATCAAGGAAATGATAGCGGAAATGCCGGACAACCTGACACTGGAAGAGAAAGAAGCCATAGCCAGACACAACCTGCAAATGGAAAAAACACTTGGAATCACCAAAGGGAAACCCATGACAGTAGAGGAAGCGGACAAACAGAACGCCAACCCGAAGCATAAGGAACAATTCATCCCGGACCCTCAAGGATTATACCAGGACAAACAGGGAAACAAATTCTCAAAGAATCCGGATTTCAAACCTGCCGACAGACAATATGGAATCAACTGCCAGACTTGTGCGCCAGCCTATGCCTTAAGATTAAAAGGGTTTGACATTACAGCAAAGGGTAACACGCCAGGATCCAAACTGGACTATCTGAGCAGGGGGACAAACGCGTGGGAAGTGTGGAAAAACATAGATGGCACACAAGCAAAACACACGAGCATCACCGGCTGGATGGCATCAAAACAATATATGAAAATGACTCCTAAACGGTATCGGGAATTTTTTGAAGAAACCTGCAAGGATGAGGGAGTTTACGAGCTGAGTATAGGATGGAAATCCGGAGGGGGACATGCAACGATCTTACAACGGTTTAACGATGGAGAATTGCGTTACATCGAACCGCAGCATGACAATTCCAAAGGTTCCGTCAATGAATGGAAAGATGTAAGATACTTGTGCGAAAGTGGACAGGCGAATCCGCATTATTGCAGGGGAATAATGAGAATAGACAACAAGCTATTCAACACCGACTTCATCGAAATCTTTGATAAGTAGGTTGATGAGATCAAGGGCTTCAAAATCGGAGTATGTCATGACCTGACCGTCACCATACCGGAAAACAAACGGGAAGCCGGTCGTTACATCTTCAGGGAACTTGTACAAAAAATAGTCCGCCCCTTCATGATTACCAAGGTAATCGAAGGAATCGCCGTACTGTTCTATGAGCCACCGGGCCTCGTTCTTTACTTGTTCGGGTATATTCATAACGCAAAAAGGCACATAAAACGCCTTGTCTGCAAAAGTATAAAATTATTTTTTAAATCAGTCATTTATGGACATAAAAGAATATTCAAAGCTGATAAAAGCCAAGCGCAAAGAGTTGGATGACCTGATGAAACGGAAGATGCCGGTCATCGCCGGACGAATGGCAAAGGACCATTTCCAGGACAACTTCCGCCGGGAAGGTTTCGTAAACGGAGGGCTACACCCGTGGCCGAAAGCGAAAAGGCTGTCCTCAGGGCGGACCGATGCGGCCGGACAGTACGGGACATTACTCTCAGGAAGGAACCACCTCTTCAGCTCCGTCAAGTACGTGCCGGCGGACTACCGCGTGAGAGTGGCAGACGACCTCATGTACGCACCCCTCCACAACTGGGGAGGAGAAGTGCATCCGACCGTTACGCCGCAAATGCGGCGCTTTGCATGGGCGAAGTATTACCAAGCTTCAGGCAAGGCTAAAAAAGCCGCTACGGGCAAAAAAAAAGGCAAAAAGAAGGGTTCTGCCGCAAGTAACGAACCGCAGGAGAACCCGGAGGCGCTGAAATGGAAAAGACTGGCGCTCACCAAAAAGAAAAAACTCCGGATCCGAATACCGCAACGGCAGTTCATCGGAGAAAGCAAAGAACTGTCCGACAGGATAACGAAAAAAACAGAAAATGAAATCAGAAACATTTTAAACTTATAAGGATATGGAAGAAATATTCATCGCGATCATGGAACGCATCGCCGGAATGATGCCGGAACTCTCCTGCATAGACGAGGATTACGGGCAACTTGAAGCGGGGGCGGAAGAGGACCACTACCCGGTCACGTTCCCCTGTGTGCTGATCGGAAATACCGAATCGGACTGGAACGACCTCGGATACGGAGTACAGAAAAGCGAGTCACTCATTACCATACGCCTGGCCGTCGACTGTTACGATGACACCCACTACACCTCCGGAACCTATCAAAAAGCAAAAGAACGTCTGCTGAAGGCGAAGGAACTGTACAGGATACTCCAGGGTTTCCAGTGTTCGGAAGAAGCCAGCCCGCTGGTCAGGGTGAAAAACCGGGACTATTCCATGCCCGGAAATATCAAGGTGTACGAGACGGTTTACTCCTTCACGCTGCATGACGAGTCGGCCATGCAGGAAGGCGCGGCAAGGTTTATTCTCCCGTAAAGAGCGAGAGCTGGACGGCTGTCAGGCGGGGCTTCTTCACTTTCGGGACGGGCTTCACCTCCAGGTCCTTCAGCTCCCGGCACTTGCGCCGGATAATGGACATGATCCGCTCCTCGGAAATGAAAAACTCCTGGCGGGACAACACTTTCAGGGCATCATCAAAACGTAGGCGCTGC